CAGCCCTTTCCGGGCCGCGATTCTATATCACCAACCTGGGACATTTTCGGGGGACAGGACATGCGTACCCATACGTCGCTCAATATGATCGCATCGGCAAAAGCTATGTTTGCGCGGTGTGCGGTTACGACATCAATTACACACCCGAGCGCTGCCCCGAATGCGGAACAGTCCCACCGAAAAGAGAGACAAATTCAACCTTAACCAGTCCGGAAACTCCCAAGCCAACGTAACCCCCTCATCTCTACCCCGCATATCGCCCCAAACTTTGCAATAGCGCAGCGACGATCGGCGGCAACCCACCGGTTTCCGCTTTCACCAATTCCATCAAATCCCCCGCCGGCATCCGCATCAGATCAATCGGCAGGCACCGGCGGCGAGCCACGATCTTGTCAAATATCGCATCCTGCGCAGCCGCGATTCGCATGGCCGAATCATCCGCAATCGCCTCCGGATTAATCCCCATCGCATGTATCAGTTGCGGCCACGTCAGTTCCGCCGCCTGCGCATACGTCAGTCCTAGCCCGCCTGAACCGCGCCCGGTGAGACGGGCAAAGATTCCCCGCCAGTCGATGGCCCGGCATTCGCCGCCGCGGTTGCCGCGGCCTTTTCCGGCGGGGAGACCGATTTTTTTGCGGGCCTATACCCCCACATCGACCAGACGGCTCCAACCTTCGCCGCGTATTCGCCTTCGCACAGCAGTTGCGACGCTTCCGCCAGCGTCATTTTCGGATGCTTGATCCTCAGCAACAGCCACGCCAAAAACGGCGCCGCCGACATCGACAGCGCCCACTGATCGAATGCAACCGATCCATAGCTGAACGGATGTCCGCGCAGATTGTCCACCGCCCGCTGGTGCAGCGCATCGCGAACCGACGCCGGAAGCGCAAAAGACGCCTTGGCGATCCCGCGCAGGTACTGCGCCGCCGCCTCTTCCTCCGCCTCGGCAAACTCGATCAACCGAGGCGGAGAAAGAACGTGGCCCGCAAACGTCGATGAATCGCCCAGACCGACGAGGTCTTTCAAATCGCTCATGTTGACCCCAGGAGAATTGCCCATTGCCAATTGCCGATTGCCAATTTGAAGATAAAAGCACCGCCGTTTTCAATCGGCAATTGGCAATCGGCAATCTCTTCACGACACCGGCGTATAACTGCCATTTCCCTTCGCCGTGAACCGGGTCGTGATCTTTCCATCCACCTGCAATTTCTGCGGCGTCGAATCCACCACCAGCGACGAGAACGTCCACGCCAGCCCGTCGAGTTGTCCCGATGCGCTTTGGTGCAGGCACAGCTTGACGTTCGTGAGCGTCGTACCCGGCTGAATCGAATACGGCGTCTGAAACGGATTGTTCCCGAAATCGAAGTCCGCGTCGATCGTCACGCTGCAATCCTTGAACGTGGCTTCGCGCAGCACATATCCGCCGCTTTTGCTGTTTTTGAATTCGACCAATTGCGCCGTGGGCTGAACCGACCAACCGACGACCGAAATTTCATTGCTGCCCAACGCCGCGGTGCCGAAGGCGCCGGAATGGAATACTGAGGCTGCCATAAGATTTTTCTCCGTTAGCCCCCCGCTCTGCGGGGGTTCAATATGCCCTTTTCTTTACGCCGATCGCCCAAGCACCGTTACTTTTCCCGGCACGTTCGTCCCCGATGCTACGGAAATTTGCAGCGTATCGCTCGTCCCCGACACCACGGAATATCCAGGATTCGGGTTGACGACGAAAAATGCGCCGCCGTTGGCCTGGGCCGTGCCCTGGTCCGTTCCGAGCACCGGGTGGGTCCCGCCGCCGACGGTAAAATCCTGCCCGGCCGTCGTGCCATCGTTTTCAACCAATACAGAGCTGACGTGCACAAACGTTAACGCATTGCCCAATGGATCGGTCACCGAGGACAGATTGATCGTCAGCGGTGACCCGGCGCTCACGGTGAACGGCTCGGAGAAGCATTGGTCCACGTTCCCCGCTGAATTCCCCGAGCCGAGAGGAACGTTCGGTTGATGGTTCACCTGCGACGTGACCACCGCCGGCGCCGCCCCGCCTGTAAGCTGGCATTTCAACTGCACCGAGACAATGGGATTGGAAAGAGTGGTGGACATTGAACGAACTCCAGAAAGAAAACGTCATTGGTCGTTGGTCATTTGTCATTGGTCATTAGTCATTTGTCATTGGCCGCATTCGCAAGTGACAAATGACTAATGACAAATGACTAATGGCAAATGGCAAATGGCAAATGGCAAATGACAAATGACATTTCAAGCGATTAACGTCTCGCGGGCCACGTACATACTGACACAAATCGTCAGCACACTCACCCAGCGCCGGGTGCCCCGGCGCCATTGCTTCTGGCCTAGGCAATCGTCTTCGCCCTGCGTGATTTCCCAACCGCGGATCAGACCGTCGAATCCCAGCGTCGGACCTGACTTCGCCAGGGCAATCAGCGTCTGGTACTTCAACTGATTGACCGGACTGACCCGCAATGAGTCGTGCGTAACGATGAGCTGAAAACTCTGCTCCATCCGGGCAATTCGGCTGCTCGACCCGAACGGTTGCAGCTTGAACTGGCCCTGAAGCAGGATCGCCTCGGGAACGTCGGCCGGCTGAAGCTGCGATCTGAACTGCTCGAATGAATCGGCGGTCATATCGACGACGTTCCCCGGCTTCACCAGCGCCGCCCAGCCGGCATCCGCCTGCAGCGCGCCAAGAATCGCTTGCGAAACCTGTGTGAATGGATCGATCATGGTGAGTAGTTGCAAGTCGCAAGTTACAAGTTGCAAGCTAAGAGGCTCTAACTTGCAACTTGCCACTTGCTACTTCCTTAGAAATTCACCGTCGCCACAAAGATCGCGCTGGGAACCTTCAGCACCGGCAGAAACGTGTCGCCGTACACAATCTTCGCCGTGGGCGGGTCGGCGCTGGCCATCCCGTAGGCGAACATCCCGGCGTGCGTTTCCATGCTGGAAACAACGGCCGGCTCGGCCGGCGTGATGATCCCCGCCTTGGACGGAACCGGATACGTCCCTTCCAGGAAGCCGATCCACGCCGTGCTCGGCTCGGGCGTGAAGACGATCTGGTCGTCTCCCACCAGCGTCTGCCGGTTGCCGTTCTGATCGTAGAAGAAACTCTGATACGCCTTGTGCCAGGTCAATCCCAAAAGGGGATTCGGAATGTCCGCCGTTGCGATGTACTGCGGACCGAAGGCGTTCGGGCCGTAGTTGTCGCGGAAGAAATAATTTCCCAGGTTGGCGTTGCTGGTCAGGTAGCCCGGAACGTTCTTGCCGTAGAACGCGTGCTTCAGTTCGTATCCGGTCAATTCCACCGCCGCGCGATGCAGCGCCTGGATCTGCTTGTCGATCGCGGTCGTGGTCGTCTCCCATCCCGCGCTGAGGATCGGGCTGCCGGTCCCGAACACGTCGAGCTGATTCTGGTTCCCCGCCGGCACGGTGTAATCCACCGTCGTCTGCGCGCCGGTGGAACTGGGAAGCAGATTGCCCAGGCCGTCGTAGTAAATCTGCGTCTTGAACAACATCGACGTCAGCGCGCTGATGCGCAGGTTGTCCTGCGTCCACCGGGCCTCGCGAATTTGCCGGCTCACTTCGTCGATGCCCATCTTTTGCTTGGCCAGGTCGTTGTAATTCAGAAGGTTGATGTAATCCTTCACGGGCAGCACGATGTTCTCGATGCTGTGCAGGAGCTTCACCTCCTTGACGCCGATCTCGCGAAGCTGCCAGTTTTTCGACGGAGCTCCGTAGGGTGAAATGGTCGCGTTGGTCCGCGACCCGCTGAACACCTTGTACTCGCCCGTGTCGCCGTCCACGGTCTGATCGACCTGGAAGAACGCCTGCGGAAACGGATTGGGAATGCCGCTGACCGTGCTCTGGATGATCCCGCAAAGGTTGGGAGCGCCCAGGATGTCGTTGATGGATACGTATGCCATGATATTTGTCCTTGAAAGATTTGTTAGATAATCGAATTCCGAAATCCGAAGCCCGAATGACGAATCAATGGCGAATGACGAATGACGAAGTGGTTCTCATTCGGATTTCGTCATTCGGAATTGATTCGTCATTCGTCATTCGGATTTCGGGTTTCCGGTTTACCCGGTGATGTCGTCGAGGAACGTCACGCCCGGACAGGTCGCTCGCAGCGCCGCCTTCAGATACGCCTTGAGGGAGGGATCCGACGGATAATTCACGATCATCCCCGTATTGATCGTTCCGCCGCCGGCCAACAGCGTGCCGCAAAATACGTCGACGCGATTGGTGTGGGTCTGATCGACGATCTGAAGCCCATCGACCTCGCACAAAAGCGTGAGGACGGTTTCGCTGCCGTCGGTCGGCTGGATCAGCGAAGCCGTCACCGCCGCCGCGGAAAGCGCCGTGCAGGTGATCGCGCCCGTGGTCGTGTTGACCGCGGAATAGGTCACCACCTGCGTGGCGACGGTCCCGGCCGCGGCGGGCGGTCCCGTCAGCTTGAACGTCCCCGACGCCCCGATCCGCCGCACGATTTCCGCCGCGGTGTTCACGTCCGTCGTGATCGACGTCGCCCCGCTCGCCGCAGCCGCGGCGGTCAACCCTAAAATGCTGTTGGCGTATTTGCCGGTGGCGGTGACCCGGCCCATCGGAGTGCCGGCCCACAGCAGCCACGTGTATGGCGAATTCAGCGGATTGCTTGAATTCGTCCCGTCAACCGTGACCGGCGGCGCCCAGAACTGCGCAAATTCCCGTCCCGAATAAAACACCTCGCGCGGCTGAGAATCGTAGTTGCCCACCACGCCTGGTTTACCTTGTGGATTCGAAAACATTGTGTTCCTTTCGAAAGAATTGATTTGCTGAAATTTGAAACCGCTGAAAAAACGCTAACCGGAGACGCTGGCGATTTTGGTCATGTATTGCCGAAGCTGCTCGATTGAAGAAGATTCCTCGCCCGGAATCTGCCGCGGCATCGCCTGCAGGCCGGTGGCTTCGCCAAGCTGGATCGGCTCGTTGTCGAGAAGAATCTCCGCGACCGCCATCGCCAGGGACCGGTCGCCGCCGGGATTCGCCGAGCGGGAGAGAGCGATCACGTTGGCTTTTCCGTCTCCTCCGCGGACCAGCGTCGCCACCAGCCGGTCCCTCGCCGCCGGCGAAAGCGATCCGCAGGCCACCGCCGCGTCGAATTTCGCCGTCGTCGATTCGGTCATCGCCGCTTCAACGTCCCCCGGCATCGCCGGCGGCAATTTCGCCGAGAGTTGCAAAATCTGCTCCCGCGCCGCCGCCAGCTCCGCCTGCAGCCTTTCCCCCTCCCCTGGTACTCCGGGGGAGGGCAGGGTTCCCGCCGATGAATCGGCGGGACCCTGGGGTGGGGGCTCTTTCAAAGAGGTTTGCTGCAACCACTGGATGATCCGCGATACGCACTGCTCCGCCGCGACGTCCTGCCCGATCAAATCGCGCAGCGTTTGAAACTGCTCCGGGCTGCACGGCAGCGACGCCTGCCCTTGCTCCTCTTGCGGCTCGGACCCTTCCACTCGCACGAATTGATCCTGGTCCGGAACCACCGGCACCGGCGTCAGCGCCAGATGAACGACCGCCTCCCCCCACTTCCGCCCCTGGCCATCCGTAAAGTCCGGATCAATCCCCACGGAGACCGCGTTCCGCGCTGCCGTCAAAGCCGCGTCGTCTCCGATGAACTGGCACAATCCCAGAAGCCGGTCGCCGTCCAGCTTGAACTGCTTGACATATCCGACAACGTCGCGGGCCGCATCCGAATGGTCGCAATTGATCGGGATCGCCACCCCGGCCGCCAGCATCTGCTGACCCGTGTCCGCCCATCGCTGCAAGCGTTGGCGATCCACCGCCAGCGAGAATCCCTTCGTCGGATGAACGTAATTCCCCGCGTGGATCATGTCCTTCCAGAAATAGCTGGCCGGTTGCCCCGCTACTTCCGCCGGAAGATCGCCCGCCGCCGTCACCGTCGAATCCGGCGACAGATCGGGCGCATGGAGTTTGAATGGTGTGGTTGGTTGAGTCATGGTTTTTCTGGTTGAATAACTAATTGCCTTCTCCGCTTTCCCCCCTCGCCCGGTGCTCCGGGAGAGGGCCGGGGTGAGGGCATATCTGCATTTGCCGACTAGGCCCACGCTACCCCACCCGTGGCACCGAAAGCTGATCCAGCAATCCCGCCACGTCGATCTTCCCCGCTGCCTCAGCCCCATCTTTCGCGATCAGAGAATTGAGCACGCCGCGCAGAACCCCCAGCGAATCCGTTTCAATCGGCGCCGGCTCGATGGTCACCGCCCCGCGCGCCTGTCGCCCGAAATTCAGAACCAGCAATTCGTCCACCACATCCCGCGTCACCGCATCGGCGATGTCGCGGTCGATCAATTCGCTGTCCAGCGTCGCCGTGTCCGTGTGCGTTTGCGCATCCGCCTTGCTTCCGTAGCGGGATTCCAGGCCGGTTCGCTCCGGCCGAAGCCAGCCGCGGAAAATCAGGGCGTCGTAATACTCCAATACAAGTTTCATTCCCGGCGCATGATCCGCCCCCTGGGCTTCGAGCGTCGAAAGCTGCCACGGACTTTTGCCCGCCAACTCGTACGCCATTCGCGGATCGCTCGTGGAGGCAAACCCGTTGGGGAACATCACGCTTCGTCCCGCCGAGACGGAATCCAGCACCTGCTGCCCGAGCCATTGATTGGGCCGTTCGGCGCCGGCCGTGTCGCGGCTGGTGCCTTCCGGGTAATGGAGTTGCACGACGATCCCCGAAACCTTCTTCATATATTGGGCCAGCCGCTGGCGAATCTGCTCGCTTTCCGACCACGCCTGGCGGACGTTCTCGTGGCGCGACCGGCCGTATGGGTTGGCCGCTTCCCCGTCATAGCTATAGAGAAAATACTTGCCCGCGGTGAGAACCACCGGCGTATTCCCCGGCGGCCGATTCAGCAACCCCGCCGGATTGCCATGATCATCCAGCAGAATATCCGTGCAGTCCCAGAGCAGGGGTTTAAGCCGGGCCAGAATTCTCCGGCCATTTTGAATTTCCCAGATCTTCTCAAATCCCGCCCACCCAAATTCCAGGGCCCGCAGCGCATCTCTCACCAGGGCCTGCCGCAGCGGCGCAAACACCTGTTGTGCGAAATCAACCCATTCCTCGGGCACGTCCGGGCGGCATTTCTTCCATCGCCAGGTATTGGCGACGATCGGCGCCGCGACGATTCCGCGCACCAGAGCATTGGTCGGATGGGCCGAGATTTGCCGGTACGTCTGATACGTTCCCGGCGCCGCCGTGAAAAACCCCGCCAATCCCGCCGCACTGAACCCCGGAATCCCGCCCGCCGGCTGCACCGATTGCGCGCCGGTCACCTCCCCCACGCCCGGCGCCGTCGCGCGGGTCACGGACAGCGAATTACCCAAACCCACGAGATCAGATCGCGGATCGAGCGAGATACTGGGCAGTTGTGTCATGTTCGTAAATGTCGGTGTCATTTTGAAAACCCAATCCCTCCACCCTCCACCCTCACCGGCCGCTCAATTGGAAATTCCCGCCAAACGAAGTACCTCAGCCATGCCAGCGCATGATACCGCTCCTGTGCATTCCCGTGATTCGATGCGGGAGACTGACGCAAGTCCTGGATCAACCTGACACACTTCGGATCGATAGACAGCCGCGTTGCGCCGTCCGCCGAGCGTAAAACCGCCCTCACCGTGTTCAGTGTGTCTTTCACTTTCGGATTGCTGCGCGGCACATTCATCTGCGGCGAAAGATGCCGAAGCCGTTGCCTAACGATGTCCCAATCCGACTCACACGTGCTGCTATGCCGCGCCGCTCCGGTGGCATCCCCATAAACGGCAATATCGCGCAAATTCCAGCCCCGATCCGTCGCCGTTTCCAGAAACACGTCACACGCCGAGTCCGTATCGGCGTTCGCCAGCGAAAACTCCTCGATCACCCGCACCAGTTTCCTGTTGTGCTGCAACACTCCGCTGCACAACGGGTTGACGTTGAAATCCAACGACCAGCAAATATTCAGCGACGGATCGTAAGCCGTCGGCTTCACGTGAATCGCTGGATCGAAATTCGCGAACGCACTGCAACGCGCCCCCACGAATCTCCCCAGGTATTCCTGCTCGAATGTCAGCGGATCAAGCCGCCGACGCGCCGACTCGATCTCCTCCGGACCCAGAATGTCAATCGACGGCCAATTGAAACACCTCCACTCCTCATATCCTTCGTTTTGCGCTGCGATAACCAACCCCTCGTATTCTCCTTGCCCCATCGCATCCGTGTCCGGCACCCCGATCAGCCACGCCCAGCCCCGCCGGTCCGCCAGCGCCGGCCGAATGTGCGCATCCCAAACCTTCGGCCGGCAATTCGCAAATTCATCAATCACGCACCCATCCCATGGACTTCCCTCGATGCGCTGCGGCTTCTCCATTCCATGCACCCAAACCTGCGCCCCCTTGGTCGTTTCGATCCGCAGATGCTTTTCGTTGACCGAACCGATCCATTCCGGCCAAATCAATAACTTCAAATCATCCCAGAAAATCCGCTTCGCCTGCTCCACCGTCGGCGCGGCCGCGAAATATCGCCCTGGCTGCCCATGCCACGTCCCGCGAAACAAATGCTCCACCAGCCGTCGCTTGGCCAGTTCCGTTTTCCCGCTCCGCCGGCCCGACGTAACCAGCTTGAATCGCGTCCAATCATTCCATAGCCGAATTTGCTCCGCGTGAGCGCGCAGCTTAACCCACCTTGGGGTCCAATTGTGGTTCGGGCCAACGATCGTCGCTGGCTCCCGGTTTCGTTTGTCCAAGCTCATGCTTCCCCAACAGCGACAGAATCCCCGCGTTCCCCTTCTGCGCCGCCGCGTTCTGCAACTTCCTTAACATCACCCGCCGCTGCGCCCGCGCCTCCACCAGCAACGCTCCAAACCTCCCTTCCAGTTCCGACTCGTCGATTTTCAACACCTCGCTGATGTCGCGATTCGTTGCCCCATTAAACCCTAGCTTGTGAATCTCCCTGCGCAACGGGTCCGTCAACTCGTTTAGTTCCGCTCCCGATTCCGAATCGCCTAGCGATTTCACCGTTCACCTCGCCGACATATTCAAAGCTGGCCGTCATCCGCCGGCTGCTCAGCGTCCGATCCCATCCGGCCATCACGCCGTTTCTCCGATGCCCTCGCCGAATGCGCGACGGCGCCCGCCCCATCCGCCAATTCGCCGACCTGGCCCGATGATGAATCATCGCCGGATGGCTGGTCACGCTCGTGTACGGCTTGCCCGTGGCCGCGAACAGCGAGGCGACGAATTCACTCATGGCGTTCCCAATGCCCACGCCCTGAAAATCCGGCAAGCAAACGCACCGGTGCTCGCGCCAGCCGCTTCTCGTTGGATGCGGAAACGGCAGCACCGCGACAAACGCCGCCGCCCGGCCTTCGATCAATCCCGCAAAGCATTGCGCCGACGGATGCAACTTCCCACTCAGATAGTGATGACGGCTGAACAACTTCCACGCCGAGCCACGGCACCGCACGATTTCCAATTCGATCCTCGGCCGCCGAAACTGGCAGGTGACAGCCGAACAAATGACCGGCGAAATTCTCTTTCCCGTCACCTGTTCACCTGTCACCTGTCCACTGTTCTGCGCCGCTGCCATGTCCAGCACCCAGTCCGGCTCGAGCCATGGCAGAACGTCGTAATGGCACGTCACCGCGACCAATCTGCGATTGCTTCGTCGAATCGCCCGGCTGATGGCGCCCGAACCGATCCTGGCCACCGTACGATCCACCACGCTGGTGAATTCATCCACCACCGCCAGATCGGGCATCTCCGCCAACGTCCGAGCCAGGTTCACCCGGAATTGTTCGCCGTTGCTCAGCAGGTGAAACGGCCGCAACCAAGCCGGCGGCGAACTGAATCCCACGCTTCCCAATAACTGCGTAATCTCCCGAATCCCCATCGGCTCCGGGAAACCATCCAGGATGCACCGATCCCCCGGCCAATCCCATCGATCCACCAACCGCCCGCCGAAAGC